CCAGCTGCGGGAAGTCGTCGAGACGGCTCTCACCGATCTGCTGGATGCCGGACGCCTTCGCTTGGAGGGTCGCCTCGTCACGCCAGCGCAGCCGGAAACCACTTCGGTTTGAACCCCTCGATAGAAGCAATCGATGACCACCGACCGGCATCAGACCTCAAAAACCCTTACGATCATTGCCTCTCGCTGCTCGAAATTCCATAACATTCGATGGACGAAAACAGGAAACGGCGTCACTACGCGACGGGCAAGCCCAGACGGCCAACGCCGGGAAGTTTGAGCGCTGGGCGTCGAACATCGATCCCCAAAACGGCGCCAAAGAAATTCAATTCAATCCCCTCGACCCATCCGACCGTTAAACCAAGATAACCCCCGAGGGATGCATAGATGCCGGTTCGGGAAGGCGTTATGCCCAGCCATTCACCCTCATAAGGATAATCCTTGCCGATTGCGGTTGGCGGCAAGACCGCTTTCAGTTCCGGAACAGCGTCGAGGACCGCCTGAACAAATGTGTTTGAGTTGGGACCAGGCCACGCGCTGTAATCGCCAAGAGAGCGAAACTTATAGTTCTCGATGACGTATTGGATTCTGGGAATGAGTCTGTTGGCGTTGTCCCCGTCAACCGCAACGATCGTTTCTGGCACCGCGCCGAACCAGCGGCCGTCTGGCGCAAATCCGTTCGTGCGGATCGGTTCACCCCAGGCAGTATAGTCGTAGCGGGCGTACTGCAAAGCGCCCTGCTCTTTGAATACAGGTGTGAACCGCAAAGATACCGCGCCACCGTACGGTGCGCGCTGCGTAAACTCGAATGAGTGCATCAGGATGGTTTGATGCCGTCGGCAGAAGTCCGGCACTTGACCGGTCCGCTGTCTGCCAATTGCCTTGACGGTCGCCGAACCAATAGCTCGTTGCCGATACGCCGATCGGCACGAAAATACGCAACAGGAAGGCGATCAAGAGCTTTCTCACGGAACTTTAATGTTTAGGTCAGGCGGTGGGGCAGCGATTTCCATATAGTTCGGATCGCTGCGAACGCCAGCTGATTGCTGCGATCCTTCGAAGATCGGGCAGGCTGCAGCCGGGCTTGCCATTCAGGATAGCGTCAAGGATTTCGGGGGCGAGAAACGCCAGTCGAAGCTCGTTCCTGACTACCTTTGAGTTGAGCTTGGCGCTGGCCGCGAGTTCATCCACTGACGCATAAGTGCCATTGGCAAGTTCTGATGTCCAATGCCGTGCTCGCACGATGGCCTGGACTGCCTTCAGGTCTGGTTCTTCCCTGTAATTCGGCAGGTTCGGATTAAAGGACGAAAGTTGGGTGCTGGAAGTCGGTGACCATGGCAAACGAATGCGCAAAGCTGCGTCGCCGTTGCATTCATCGGTGTGATTCTGTTCCGGTGGCTTCAGCGAGACTATCAGCCCGTTTTGACCGAGCTCGATACGTGACAAGTGTCGATCCAACAGTTGCACATCGTCGATCGGTTCATTGGTTGGCAAATGATTTCTCACCGCTTGAACGACGGTGTCCTCTATCGCCTGAGCAGCAAGCCGTCCGACCGACCCGGCATCGGCCTTCCGTCCACGCAGTAGGGCTGAGCTGATATAGAAGCGGTACCGGACCCCCTTGTTTGTTGAGAAGCTCGGGCTCATTCGGTTACCGCGGTCATCGTAGAGTTTGCCCATCAGCAGCGCTTCGCTGGCGCTGCGGTGGGCCTTTCGGCCAGCGGATTTGGAGCCGAGAAGCTGCTGGACTTGTTCGAAGGTCTTTCGGTCGACGATGGCCGCGTGCTCGCCCGGGAACCATTTGTCCTTGTGTCCGGTCTCGCCGATGTAGAGGCGGTTCTTCAGGAAGTGGGCGAGGGGACCGTAAGTGAAGGGTATCCCGCCGTTGTATTTCCTGACCTTGGTGTCCCGGCGCTTGGTGACGATGCTACTGGCGTCGAGGTCCTCCACCAGTTTCCCGAAACTCTGCAGTTCCAGATACCGCTTGAAGATGTAGCGAACGGTCTCGGCTTCGGCCGTGTTGACGATCAGCTTCTTGTCCTTGGCGTCGTAGCCGAGCGGCACGGTGCCGCCCGTCCACTTGCCCTTACGTCTGCTGGCCGCGACCTTGTCGCGGACCCGCTCGGAGGACAGCTCGCGCTCGAACTGGGCAAAGGACAACAGGACATTGAGGGTCAATCGGCCCATCGATGTCGTAGTGTTGAACTGCTGCGTGACCGCGACGAACGAAATCGATTTGGCATCGAAGGCCTCGACCAGTTTGGCGAAGTCAGCCAGCGACCGGGTCAGCCGATCGATCTTGTAGACGACGATGACGTCAATCCGGCTGGCGTCGATATCTTTCAACAGCTGCTGAAGAGCAGGACGATCCAGGTTGCCGCCTGAAAAAGCGGGGTCGTCATAATGCTGGGGAAGGGCCCGCCATCCCTGCGAGGCCTGACTCTTTATATAGGCCTCGCAGGCATCGCGCTGGGCGTCGAGCGAGTTGAACTCCAGCTCCAAACCATGCTCAGTGGATTTGCGGGTGTAGATGGCGCAGCGGACCGGTTTGATCGAATTAGCCGCCATGACGGTTGCCATTCGTAGCTGATTTGCGGGCAATGTCGGCATTCCGCTTTCGATAGTCGCTTCCGCCACCGAGATGACTCGAAGGGGGAGATGCGGCCTCCGCTTTTCGCTTTGCGCCATCGGACCGATCAGGAGCCACAGGCTCGCTGCTTTCTTCGGTCTTGGACCGCAGTCCAAAAAATCGCGGCCCGTTCCACTTGGTGCCGGTGATGAGACCTGCAATTTCGGAGAGATTGCCGTAGGTCGACCCGTCATAGGCAAAGCCCACCGCCAGCACCATGACGCGGTGGCTCTTGCCTTTCCACTCACGAACAAGGACCGAGCCCGGCTTGATCCGGCGCGGCAACGCGATCTTGCCGTTCGGCTTCGCGACGTATGCCTTCATCATTTGATCGAGCAGGCGCTGCGCCGAACGGGAGAGGCCGCCGTAGGCCTTCTCCTGAATCCGATGCGCGATACTGCGCCGGAGCAGATCCGGACCGAACGCCTTCGGCGGATCGGTTCGAAACACTTCCCGGTATCTGACGCGCAGCTGGGCGATCGGCATCACCGCCAGCCGATTCAACTCGTCCTCGACGGCTGGATCGGTGGGGTGAGCTGGCCCGGTCTGCTGCGTGACGATCATCGCGCCGCGCCAGATTTGGCGATCCGATAAATGCGTCGACCGTCCACCTTCTCGGAGACGAGATTGAGGTCGAGCTTCTTCTTGACCACGCCCGCGAAGAAGCCGCGGACCGAATGCTGCTGCCAATCCGTCGCCTTCATGATCGCGGCGATCGTGGTGCCCTTGGGCTCGTGCAGCATCTTCAGCACAGCCGACTGTTTGGATGACGAAGACGGAGGTGATTTCGATGATGCCGCTTTTGATGCGACGGCATTAGTCGCAGCGGTGGGCTTCGATCGAGCCGGGACGCTGCTCTTGGCGGGGTGTTTTACAGTGCGAGACGATTTGCGTGCCGTCTTTGCGGATTTTGATCTCGATTTACCGGTGGCCATCTGGTTCTCCTCTGGCATCAACGACAGCGTCATGTGCTGCCACTGACACGGCCCCGCCAAAGGAGGGCGGGGCGAGAGGAGAGTGAAAACAGGGGCGCTATTCGCGGGACAGGCGGTTCAGCAGCGAGGCGGCATCTTGCAGACGACCGGCTTCCTAAATCAGCTGTTCGATATCCATCGAAAGGGTTACGCCTTCAGCGACGCTCCCCGCCAGCGCGCAGGCCTCGGCGACTTTTGCGATACGCGCGGCTTCGTTCAGCTTGGAGTGAATCTCAGTCAGCATTATCCTGATTGCTGGCTCGATCGCGGCGCGGACCATGGTGGCCTCCCTTTAAGGCCACCACACACGCTCTGCACGGACCGGAAGTCGAGCAGATCCTGAGCAATCTTGTGGCGTTGTTTGCCGAGCGCCGAGCATCTTATGATCGGGGATTCCACAAGGGGCAGCGGGCGCGGCGTCGCAGCAAAATACGCCCCAAAGGCCCACGATCCGCGGACCTTAATGGGTTACTGCGTCAGAAACCTATATGTGACGATCAGAGCACCATGCTCGCGAAAATCAGCAGGGCCGGGAGGGATTTTCGGATCATTGGCCCGGTCGAATGGCGCGTAGCCGATGGAGCGGGCTGAGGTTTATTGCCCTCTGTCGTTGGTTTGCGAGCTTGCGGTTCCGGCGCCGCGCCCACGCCTCCCATCTCGCTGTAATAAGCGCTGTAGACCTCGCGAACGGCCAGCACCGTGGACTTCGCTTCGCTCATCGTCTCGAGTCGGGCTCGATAGTTAGTCAGGAACTTCTGCGCGTTTGACGGAAGGTCATCGAAACTGCCGAGCTTGGCCATCATGAGCCGAGTGGCAAAATCCGCCTCGGCCTTGGAGCGAGCTTTCTTGGCGATACTGGTGCTGGAGCTAGAGGCCATGGTGGTCCGGTTGTTTTGTCCGCGCAAAGTCGCCGGCGTTGATGGCGATCGTTGGACGGTTCGCTTGGGTAGCTCCGGCAGACACATTAATGCTCCGCTGCGCGTCGAAGTCGAGCAAATCAGGAGCAATTTTTTGGCGCTTTTCGCAAAACCTGGATCTTAAAGTGATCCATGCCATTCTTAAGGGCACGTTGGCCAGGGTTTGAAAGTGCTTCGCCGATCGTAAACCTACTAAGCGAACAAAATCGGCACAGCTTTCTAGGATGGTCGCTGATGCGGCATTGTAGCTTCGTCGAAAGGTTTGAATTAGCGATGGGGCGAGATGTCACCGAAGCAGGTGCGGGGAGTGAAAACAATAATCGGTGTCACAAACGGGATCTGGTTTTGACGGTGCTGCTTTATCCAGGATAACGCCTGGGAAATGGAATCGACCTGGTCGTCGTATTTGACGTTGGGAAAACCGAGGAGTTCAGCCTTGAGACTGCCGAGCCAGGGCGCGCCCTTGGGGAACCAAACGGCGCCCGACTCGAACTGAACTGAGACGGCAGCGAGCCGCGTAACCTTGTCCCCTTCAGGATTGATGGGGATAGGCGTTACATTTTCCAATCTTAGATCCTGGATCAGGCTTGTACCCGAGCCTTTGTCTTCGATCAGGAGCGCGGCAGTGGGGTACTTCTCGCGGAGCCTGTGCACGGCGCGCCTGAGATCGGGATAGTCGACGCGCTCGCGCCAGAGATCGAGTAGGTAGCTGTTTTCACCGCGAGCGAGCCATACCGTCGCCACTGAATAGTCCGCGGAAGGTGCGCCCTTCATTGCGGTATCGATGCTTACCACCAAAACGTCGTTGTAGCTGTAGGTCGGAGCGACGTCGTATTGCTTGAACCATTCGGCCTTGATGAGGTTGCCGGCCAGAGGGATCGGCTCTTGCTGATACTGCGCCGAAAAGAACAGCTCGCCCATGCTCTGTCTCAAGTGCTCGAGGTCTTCCAGCGATTCACGTCGGGAATCGATCACGGTGCCGGCCGTTCTTTTGTGTATGCGCCGCCGGCCGACCGTGATGCGCTCCTCCTGTTCCGCGATGGCTGCAATCTTCAAATGTTCCCAGCCACCCTTTTCAAGCAGGCGACCTGCCAAATCGTCTTCATGGAGCCGCTGCATGACCATCACGACCGCCCCTTCGGATTTCGAATCGAGGCGCGAAAGGAGCGTCGTATCAAACCATTGTCCAGCACTGTTTCGGTGCGCTTCCGAAAGCGCCTCCTCCGGCTTTTGCGGGTCGTCCAGCACGATCAGGTCGGCGCC